GTGAGCGTGAACCCGCCGAGTTCGATTAGGGGATTCACTTCAATCAGGACGACGAGATTCAGGTTCGCTCGCCGTGCGTAGCGCTCGAACGCGCTCTCGGAGTATTCCGCCGCCGTCGTGCTGTTCGCGGACGACGAGGCGGCGCTTGTCCCGTTGCCGTTATAGGCTGAGATTCGCCAGTAGTAAATCGTTCCCGCGCTCAAGCCCTGCGCTTTAAGAGTTAGCACGTCCCCACGCTGTATCGTGAGATAGGCGCTCCAAGAAGACCCGTTCAGAGAGCGCTCTATAACGTAGCCTTGCGCGCCCGCGCTCGCGTTCCACGCGAGCCTCTGCCACGTGTCGGCCTGCTCGCTGACAGCGAGGCCCGTCGGAGTCGCGGGAGTAGTGAGCGTCGTGATGCTGACCTCGTCCGAGTATGCTGACCAGACGACGCCTTGCTTCCCGCGAATCCGGTAGTAGCAGACATCGCCCGGCGAGCGGCCCGTGTCTTTGAAATAAGTCCGGTTCGGTTCGAGTTGCTTTATCTCTGCGTAACTGCCTGCGCCCGTCTTGCGCTCGATGCTGTGATAGTCCTCGTCAGAGGAATTGTCCTGAAAGATTATCTCGACGTCAGTTCCCTTCGCGCTGAATAACTGGACGTTCCCCGGCTTAGCGACGGCTCCCTGCGTGATGCCCGAAGCGACGGCGCAGTAGGCTGAGTAGTTGCTAGTGTTATGCGCCCTCACGCGATACCAGTATTGCGTCCCTCCGCTTAGGCCCGTGCGCGGGTATGCCGACTCGCCTGCTCCGACTATCGCGACCTCGCTGAACCCGCTGGACGGCCCCGTGCTACTCTCCTCGATATGGAAGTCCTGCTCGTTTTCGGAGTTGTCCTGCCAAGAAAGATTCAACTGAGTCGTCGATGCCGCCACGGCCTCAAGATTTGACGGCGCGTTCGGCGGGTCGTAGGTGAAGACCTCGACCTCGTTCGAGAACCCGCTATCGGGAGCGACAGAGTTGTAGGCCAGAACCTTGAACTTATAATACTGACCGCTAGTGAGAGTGCCTGCCGTGTAAGTCTGGACTCCCACGCCGACGACATCGAGATACGCGCCATCCTTGTAAATCTTGAACCCGGTCTCGTTCGCGCTCTGGTCATACCAGTCCAGTTTGATTTGAGTCGGCGAGATACACGTCCCGGTCAGCAGACCGGGCGTAGTGTTCGGCGTTATGGCGCTGTCTGCGTTCGAGTAGGAAGTCCATCCCTCCGGCTCTACGGCATATCCGCGAATCTGGTAGTAGTATTCCTTGCCGTCCTGCGGCGTGTCGTCGGTGTAAGAAGTCTGGTATCCGCGGATAGAGTCTATCTGCGCGTAGTTCGACCCGCCGTCGGCTGAGCGCTCGATGAGCGTGAACTGGTAGTCGTTGCCGGGAGTCCACTGAAGTTTTATGCGGTCGCTGTCTAGCGCCGTTGCTATGAGATTTGAAGGAGCGGTCATTTACAGAACCTCTTTGAGAGAGGCATCCCAGTCCCATCGGCCCGGCCCCGTGTTCTGCGGATAGTTCAAGCCATCGAGACGGACGAGGAACGAGTTCGTGTTCGGGTTCGCTGTGTCGCGGCAGATGACGAACGGTGCGCCCTGCCCGCACTCGTTTAGGATGGCTATGAACCCTGCGGCAGAGGCGTCGTCGACGCCGTTGAACGGCAGTTCGAACGCACGCGGCTTAGGGCGCTGGAGCGCGCTCATCATCATCGAGTCGGAGAACTCCACTTCGCTGAAGTCCTCGTAGCCGTCCTGATATCCCTTCACGAAGTTCCGGCTCGGCTCGAAATACTTGCCGACGACAATCTTCCCGAGTTGAATGTAGTTCGTTCCGGCCCCGGTGTCGTTGACCTTGATGCGGATGTAGCGCTTCGTGCGGGCAGTTCCCAAGAACACGAACGCGGAACCCGCATACCACGTGATAGTGTCGCTGACCACGTTCGTCGAGAACGCTGAGTTGTCTGCGCCGTAGACCTTGAACTCCGTGTTCCCCGACGACACGTTATGGTCAAAGACGGCGACGAAGTTATACTCCTGCGCCACGCCGAGGTCGATGTCTATGTTCTGCGTGAGCGAACCGCCCGCCGACACATACTTCGAGCGGAAAAAGAACTGCCGAGAATCGTTCTGCGTTTCTTCCGCCGGGAACTGCGGATGCTCGCTTGAGCGCGCTAGGACGGGATACTTCTGCCAGAGATTGTAGTAGACGAAGCGTATGCGCGTCATATCAGGCTCTCCCCCGGCACGAGTATGCGGCGTGCCTTCAGGTTCTTGTTCACGGTGCGGACAACGAAGTCCTCTATCTCGCGCTCGCCTATGTAGACCCGCACGTCCGTCTTCATTCCGCCGCGTGCGCCCGCGCTGAGTTCCGAGCGGAAGACCTGCCGCATCTTGCTCTCCGGCGATAGTATCTCCGCCTCTCCGCCCTCGCCGAACTCAAACGACTGACCCGTTGACGAGAGCATCTGCGTCGGCCTCATAAAGACGCCGCCCTTCGCCATCGGTATCGGCTGAGAGCGAATGAGCGATATCTGGACAGCGCCCATCGCCGCTATAAGGCCCGCCAGAATAGGCCCGATGATAGGCCCGGCAGTCAGCGCCTTCGTGAACGCCTCTGCCGTGTTTATGATGGCGCTCATAATGCCGAATACTTTTTGTTGCTTCGCGCCTGCGCGCCGAGCGCTCGTGCGGCGAATCTCGAACTCTGCTTCCAGAGCGGTGATAGCCTTCGCCTTCGCGTCCTCGTCGGTGACGGTCTTGTTGATATAGTCGAGTCGCTTTTTGTATTCGTTCTCTATGCCGATTTCCTTGTTCGTCTGCGCCTGCTGAAAGACGGCGTTCATCTGCCCGCTGACCAAATCCCAGTTCGCCTTTATCTTCCCCATCGTCACTCCCCACTTCTCTCCGAGAGCGACGAAGTCGATGCGAGCCTTAGTCGTGAACGCGCCTGTCGTCAAGTTCATACTTCCCATAGACGCGTTCCAGATGGCCTGTAAGTTACGCGTGGACTTCGGCAGTTGAGTCGTGACGAGGACGGCGGTATCGCTGAGTTTATCGTTCAGTAATTTCGTCTTGACCTTGTATTCGTTGACGTCGACCTTCCCGGCCTTGAACTCCTCGTCGAGCCGCCTCATCGCGGCGAACAGGATGCCCGCTTGCTGAGCCATCTCCGGTATCGTCCTGATGCCGACTTCTTTAAACGTGCGCTCGACGGCCTCGGCCTCCGTCTCGTTGCCCTTGAGAGAGGCACGCAGGTCGTCGAGTTTCGTCTTCAATTCCCCCGCAGACTTCGGGGAGAGTTGCCCTTGAAAGAGCCGCATCGCTTCTTCAACTTGCGCTATCTCGTCACGGACTTCCGTGGCGAATACGAGTTTGAGTTCACCCTTCAGCGCTGACGCCTTCTCTGCCGCCGCCTTCAGGGCGTTGCCCGTCTCGTTGATGACAGGCTTCGCCCCGTCCATAGCGGCCTTCGCCGCGACAGTCCCAGTCTTGAGTTCCGTGAACGCCGCCTGAGCGACCTCACCGAACTTCCCCTCTTTGATTTGTTTGACGAGTTCGGCGTGACTGTATCCGACGCCCTTCAGCGCCTTCGCCCATTCCTGCCCGGTCATTATGTCTTGGTCGATGACCTTCCGGCGCAACGTCTGGACGTTGATGCCTTCCTGAATAATGCCGTTCACCCTCTCCTGAGTGGCGACGTAGTCGTCCCATCCCTTAGCGCCGAATAACCTGTTCTCTACGTCAACGACGGCCTTGCCCAGACCGCCCAAGAACTTTATGACCGAGCCGATGACTTCGGTGAGGGCCGAGAGCCAGAGTTTGAACTTATCGCTGTCCACGAACTTGATAAGACCCTCGCTCAGGGACTTGACCATCTTTCGGAAATCCTCATTGCCGACGATGGCTCCGCCGACGCCTTCCTTCACCTCGTCGAAGTAGTTCCCGACCTGCTTCAGTTGACCGCCCATCGACTTTACTTCAGCCGTGGAACGAGCATAGAGTTTATCCAACTCCTCCATCATCTTCGCCTGTTTCTGTTCCTTCGGAAGATTCTCGTCCACGATAATTCCGGCCCGGCGCAAGGCGGTCGTCTGGCCTTCCATCGCCTTCGTGACCATACGGGTCGCGCTGTTCAGGTCGATGCCCATAGTCGTAGCAAGGCCCGCCGCGCCCTTGATGGCGCGCTGAACGCCCTTCTGGTCGAGGTCGGTGAGTTGGAGCATCAGGGTCGCCGCGCTTCGAACGGCCTCATCTGAGTAGACCGTCTCCTTCATCATCGCGGCGGCGAAGTCGTTATACGCCTCTGTGTTGCCCTCTACGGAGCGGCCCGTGATTTCCAGAGCGGCCTTCAGCGCGTTCTGCGAGTCCTCGGCCTCGGTAGCGGCCTTCACGCTGTCGCCCAAGAAGTCCTTCATCGCGCGGAAGGTCTTGTTCACGCCCTGCGCGACCATCTGCCCGATAGCCATTTCCTTCCACAGGCCGGAGACCTTGCCTGCCGCCGTTGCGTGCTGAGCGCCCGCGCCCGCGCCCGCGTCACCGGATTTCTTGACCTCGGCTGTGAATCGAGCCATCGTTGCCGTTCCCTTTTCGGCATCGACGCTGACGACGAATTTAATGTCAGCCATTACAGGTCTCCTTCTAGGAGGTCGGGGTCGGAGTCCCTGCGGCCATTAGAGCGCGTAGCCTCTAGGACTCCGTCGTGGATGACGGCGAGTTTATTCATAAAGAGTTCCTTCTCTGCTCCCTCGTGACCCTTGCCGCGCAGGAGTTCAGGCATAAGGCCAAAGTCGCGGACGAAGACCGTCGCATTGCCCGTGTAGAAGTTCCACGCATCCAAGTCGGCATCGCTCATCTCCGGCGGGTTCTGCGCTCGCCCGCTTCCTTCCCCGACCGCCGACCAGTCGCAGACCATTCCGTAGTCTGCGAACCAGAGAAGGAAGCGCCTCAGTTTTTTAGGAAGACCTCACGCGCTGATGCGTCCTCCCAAATTGCCGTCGCGAGCGTTACGCCGCGCTCCTTGACCAGTTCCCCGAGACACGGCCTGAGATACGCTTCCTTTGTCTCGGGCGTGACGGCGATAGGTTCGCCGCCTTCCGTCAAGTCCCACTCCACGACTGACTCGATGGCGTATGTTTCTAGCATCGCCCATTCGTCAGGGTTCGTTGGAACGGACATAGTTTTGACAGCCGAGAGCCGCGCCATATCGTGGACATTCACGGGTCGGAGGCGAAGGCGCAGAGGCGCGTCTAGGACGACGCGGAACTGTGTCGACAATTCGTAAGCGAGCCAGTCTGATATCTGCGGGACTACCTTGATGTTCGGCATCATTCCCTGCTATCAGGCCAGATAGTCCGTCGCCCGCAGGTTAATCATCTCGATATAGGGACGCGCATAGGACATCCCTGTCGGAGCCGCGCTCGCTTCCTCGGCGATGAGTTCCACGCCGTTCTTCACGATTTCGTCAAAGGACGGCTCGGGAACCATCATCCGCAGGCGCGGGAAGTAGAACTTGAGTTGATAGTAGTAGGTGCTTGCGATGAGCAGGCCCGTGAACGTGATGGTCATTTTCTGCGTCGTCTCCGCGATTGCCGCCGCGAAATGAGCGCCGTTCACGGCGTCGAAGCGAGGCCATCCAAGTTTGACGCGGAAGTCGGGGAACCCGCCTTCGGCAGGCTCCACGATGCCGTATTGCCCGGCAGGGTAGACGGAGTCGTGGCCTGTGCGCTTCATCGAGATTTCAACGCTCGTCGGGTCTATGACTCCCGTGCCTTCGAGCGTTACTCCCGCCTGCGTGTTCATCCGAATGGCCTGCTGACGGAACAGAACGCGATTGTCTCTGTCCTGATAGGTCAGGGCGTCCATCTGCGTCAGCGTGTTCACGGACGAGTCATTCTTGATGACGTTGCCACGGAGTTTCATTTCGCTGACGACGAACCCGCCGTTCACGCTCTTGAGGCTCCACTCTATCGGCTTGATAGAGGGACATTCCCAAATCTGGCCCGGCAGTTCGACCGCCATCGTTCCGAACTTGTTCCATCCGCTGTCGGCGAGTTGGATGATATGCTTGTATGCGGTCGTGCCGCCTTGCTGAGCGGGCGCTCCGGCAATCCCGAAGAACTGCGCTATCGCAATTCCCAGAGCGCCGGAGTCATAGAGCATATCCGTCGCCACGGTCGGCTCGATAGGCTTGACCACGTCGAGAGAGCCGCCCTTCACCATCGCTAGGTCTATCTCGTCGGCCTTGAGATAGTCCTGCGAGCGAATGAATCCGCTGATACTCTTACAGTTCAGCCCGAACCCTGCGCCGAGCGCGAGAGCCGTGTCCCACGCCGCCGCCTTGCGATAGCCTGCCGCGAGCAGTCTGCGTTCCGGCCCGGTAGGTGTTGCCATAGGTTAGTCCTCCTTCTTCGTCTTGACGAGTTCCGCGTTGCCCGTCTTAATCCACTCTGCGAGAACGTGCGGCGGAACGATTGCGGAATCGTATGTCAGCCCGCGTTCGAGCCGGAACCCGCCTGCCATCTGCGTGCCGTCGTCCAGCGTCCACGAGCGCCGCGCCTCGCATCCGTCTGAGAGCCACTTGAATAGTTTCGCCATCTGACCTCCTAGTCGCCGTTAGTAATTATGCCCGAGATGTTACAAGAAAATCTCTGGGAGAAGAACGCCTTGTTTATCAGGGACAGAGTCCCCTCGTCTGTGTCTGGCGGCTCGGCTATCTTGAAGTTTGAGCAGAGGGCCGGGTCGCCCAGACCTCCCGCCGCTCCGCTCATCGCGTCAAGGTAGAGCGCCTTGCGGATGTCCCGCAGAAAGCGCTCCATCGCTTGAACTGAGTTCGTGCTGTCGTCCACGTAGCCGTCAACGCTGATGAGGAATATCTCGTCGCGCATCCCGTCCATACTTTCCGAGAACTCGCCGCCCGATGCGACTGTGACCATCAGCAACGGGAACCCGCCTGCCTCGTCTATGGTCACGAAGCGCGGCAGGACGTCGTAGGGCGTCGTGAAGTATGCGTCGCCCATCGTTATGCCCTTCAGGACGACAATCACGCGGTCGCGCACGCGCAGGCGCTTCGGGTCGTTCATCACATCTTCTCCATAAGTTTTTTCTGGTATTCGGCGCTCGTCACGAGAGCGAGCGTCGGTTTCATCTGACTCATCGGCAGGGTGAACCAGTCCTTGCGCGGGATAGTGACCTGCTTCTTGAGCGTGAACAGGGGATGGAGTTTCCCGCCTATCTTCGTGGCTATAATGAGATTGCCCTTCTTGCTCTTGAACACGAACGACGCGCCACGGTAGTTATGCGCCGAGCCGAGAACGCCCTTGAACGGTATCGTGAGCCATTGCTTATGTTTAGGCTTGATGACTCCGCCCTCGTCCAAGATGCTCGCGTAGACAACGCCCTTCGCCCGCCCTACGCCCGTCCCTACGGCGGCGTTCAGATTGTCTGTCACCTCGAACCCGATGTTGCGGTAGAGAAATCCCGTGCGCGTTTTCAGTAGTCGCGCTTGCTTGACGTGCTTCACGGACTGAGTCGCCCATTCGGTGAGGCCGAGTTTCGCGGCGGCCTTGAGTTTCTTATACTTCGCGAGCCGCGCGATGGCGATAGTCAAGTCCTTCTGTATCTTTATCATACGACCTTGAGTCTCCTGTAAAGAAACAGCACGTCCTCGACTTCCTTCAGCAGATTTGAGCGCACGCTCGTCGTCACGGAACCGTCAGGATAGGAGCGCGAGTCGACTCCGAACGCCTTGCTTTTCTGCTTCCAGAACTCGAACGCTATCTGCTTCAGGCTCGAGTATTTCAAGTCCGACGGCACGTCCGCGAGAGCGTAGCCTGCCGTATAAGTCACCTCGACGCCCTGCGGCAGAGTCGTCCAGAGTTTCTCGTCCTTCTTCAGGAGCATCCCGTCGTAGGGGTAGGACAGGAAGTCCACGCCCAGAGCGAGCGTGAGGCCGTCTTCCTTGACGAGCGAGAGCGTTCCCACGGGATAGTTAGGGAGCCAGAAGTCCGGCTCGCCCGTTCCGTTGAACTTCTGCGCCGTGTAGACTGCCGAGCGCAGGAAGCGCCGCGTGAACGTGTTGAAGCGCGACGAGACGGCGTCAATCATATATTCCAGAACGATGTCCTTCGACGCGTCCTTCTGCTCGACGAACTCCTTGACCTCTGCCAGAGTGACCAGATTTGCCGTAGCGAGTATGCTCATATTACACGACCTTTACCACGACGGAATCTATGTCTGGATGCTCGTAGACTTGCCCGATGCTCGTAGTCACCTTGAACTTGAGCAGGTAGTCCACGCCAGACGTTCCGCCGCTGACCGTCTGTGTTACCCAAGCGCCTGAGATGCCGGGAGCGCCGTTCAGGGTGAGTCCCGGCGGCGTGACAGACGACTCGACCTGCGAGATGGTCTCGCCATCGTTCAAGTCGGGAGGCCAGTATCGGCATCTTACTGTCAGGATTCCATTCGGCCCTTTCTCCACTACTCCCTTCATCCTAAGTCCCTCCTGCCTGTTATGTCAAAGGATTTCTCTCTCGGTGAAGGAATCGCCGGGCGTCCCCTGTCGCCTCGGATTTCAAAGTCGCGCACGCGAGGCGTCACGCCGTGTTCCCACGCGCCTAAATTGATTGAGAGTCCCTCCAGTCCGAACATCGTGTCGTGGATGAAGGCGATAGCGCGCCCTGCCGCCACGTCGATGCCTGCGCCTATGTCGCTGATGCTCTTGTAGCCAGATGATTCCGTTGCGACGGCGTAGTCAACGCCGTGCGCCGTATCGCTCACAGACGGCCCCAGACGGCGGCTCTGAGCCGTATCCTGCCCTTGCCCTGCCTCGCTCAGGGAAAGCCTCGCCTTGACGAGCGCAGGCCCGTCAGCGCCCGCTCCCGAGTCGCTTAGGAACGATTGCTTCTTGACGAACGGCGCGGCGTCTGCGCCCGTTCCAGCGTCACTCAAGCGCCTGCCCTGCCCGGCGATTCTATCCTGCCCGGCGGCGCTCGCGTCGCTGACCACGATATACGCCTTCTGTGCCGTGGCGACGGCATCTGCGCCCGCGCCCGTGTCTGCGAGCGTGGCGAGTTTCTTGCGGAGGCCAGCGACGGCGTCCACGCCCGTCCCGGCGTCGAACGTCTTGATTCCCTTGCCGCGCAGGGCATCAACGCCCGCGCCCGTGTCCGTGATTGTGAACGCGGCCTTGATGGACGGGGTCTGCCCTGCGCCCGCGCCCGTGTCGCTCAGGAACACGGGGGACTTCACGGCGAGCGCGTCAATGGCGCTCGCGCTCGCATCGCTCATCCGCATACCCTTGCGCCACGTCTCCACGCCCGCGCCTGCGTCGGAGTGCCTGAGTCCCTTGCCCGCGAGCGCGTCCACGCCCGCGCCCGTCTCGCTCATTCGCATCGTCTTCCGATACGCCTCTGCTCCCGACCCCGCGTCGCTGACGCTGATGGGCGTTGCGGCAGTCATATTCCGTGCCGTCGCCACATCCACGCCCGCACCCGAATCGCTCAGAGCGATGCCCGCCTTGATGTTCGGCGCAGAGTCGGAGCCTGCGCCCGTGTCTGTGATGGCCTTGATAGGCGGCGTGTAATAGACTGTGACCCGCACGTGGTCAACGAATCGAGAATAGCCTGTCGTTCCTGCGGGCTGAAGCAGAACCCCGAACGTGGAAGCATTTATCTGCGTGACTGTCCACGTCGTTCCCCACAGGTCGGAAGATGTTCCCCAAGTTTTATACCCCGACTCGGGAGTCGTCGTGGTCATATCTGTCTGTGAACCCGTGTTCCCGGCCTTCGTTGTGCCGTCCTTCGTCGGGCTTGCGGACAGCCCTCTTCGTGCGGCTTGAGAACCGGAGCCGTAGCCCTCGACCTCGACCACGATGCCCAAGATGGTCGCCCCGGTAGGGATGTTAAATCCGAAGCCCGTCGCCGCCATTATCGCGGACGTCGAGGACGAATCGGCACGATTATTGTCGGACGCGTAGACGTTAGTGACGCTGTTCCACGTAGCGACTATCTGTGCCGCCGCCGAAGGGCTGTTCGGGCCTTGAGACGCCATCTTTCACGTCGTTAGGAGAGCGTGATGTCGAGTGTCAGTTCCCAGACCTGTCCCGAAGACTTCGTCCCCTGATTGCTCGTCTTGCGATTCAGATTCTTGTTCGCGCTGTTCCCGTTCCGCACGGAGAACTCCTGCCACGACTGATTCCCTTCGGCGCTCAGGAACTCGGACTTCCACGTGGCCTTCTGGCTCGTGCCGTAGGTCGGGAACGAAGCCATCATTCCCTTCCAGACGCCCGCCGCGAGCAGGTCTGTATCGGTCGCGGCCTCGCCCGTGGACGACGTGCCTGTGCCGAGTTGCGCGTTCGTGTTGTCCCAGAGCGTGCCGCTTGAAGAACACGCCTTCTCCCAGAGGGCATTGATGCCTTCGTTCAGGAGGACGTTCCCGTGGAAGATGCTGAACTGCGGCATCCCCAAGAACATCTCCTTCGCGAGGCCGGGAACGTAGATGCGGCCCGCTTCCCTGTCCTCGTCGGAGTTCCAGCGCTGGATTGTCCATTGCTTCTTGATGAGGCCGACCTCGTTGACGCGCAGACCCTTCCGCATTGCGTCATACGCCCTGCCGACCTCGCCGATGAAGTCCCGCCATTGCTTGAGGCTCATCTTACTTGCCCTCCTTCAACTTCGCCACGCGCTCGTCGGCTTCCTGTTCGGTCAGGCCGAGAGAGACGAGTTGCTTCTTGATGTCGTCCTCGTGCGCCTCGTGATACGCGCCCTGTGCGGCGTCGTAGACTGAGACGACCTTGTTCTCCGGTGCGCCCTTAATAGCCATCGTGACCTCCTATTGACGTGCTGTTATTTAATCCTACGCGCTCGGGGAGCGCGGGTCTCTGTCTTTTCTGGGGCCGTAACGGGCGGAGTGGATACATCCGGCTCCGCCTGTTCCGGCGCTTCTTCAATCCAGCCACGGTCTAAATACGTGGCGAAAAGTTCGAGAGAGAGATTGACCGTCTCTCCCTCGGGCGCTCGTTGAACGTGAATCCCGTCGAGAGCAAACGAAATGCCCTCGGGCCTGCGGACAATGCCGCGCCGCGTTTTGAGATTCTTGATATTCATTAAGAACTCCTTCTGCGTCTTGGCTCTCTTGGCCTCGTATCTGCGGTCAATCTCGACAGGACTCACGGCCCACCTACTCAGACGATGGCGACGGGCCTGATGTCGGGGTTCGACAAGAGAATGACGGCCCCGAGAGGCGTGCCGTTCGTATGAGTCCCCGTCTGCGTGAGCAGAACGCGGAGCCATCTCCTGTTCCCCTTGTAGCCGATGCGGATGACCCTCTGGTCTTCGGCGGGCGCGTCGATGAGCAATCCCTGATTCGGGCCGATGACCAGTCCGGCGGCGACATCGGCATAGGTTCCTGCCGTGTCGACGTCATTGTCTTGGAGTTTCAGCGTCCAGTAGAGGGAGCCGGAGAGCGTGTCGCCGCTGTCACCGATGTGAACGACGGCCTCCGCCGCTTCGAATCCCTTCCGGTCGACGCCGAGCCCCGTCCCCTCCGCCGTGTTGTTGGCGACGAGGGGAACGATGGTCTGTTTGATTTCGATGTCGTGAATCGTTTCTCTCATAGTGTTATCTCCCTCGCCTATCTTAGGACTGGATGGCGAGAATCTTGATTGCCTCGGACAGCGTAACTCTGCCCGTGACGCGACGGTTCACGATGAACCCGATTTGCCCGGCCTCGGCATAGAGTTCCACGAGGCGCTGAAGTTCCATCGCCTGTCTGTCGACGATGGTATAGCCTCGCTGGAAGTCTCCGAATGCCATCGCATACGCGCCGCCCGCGATGTCGGGCATATCCGGCGTGCTGGCGATGGGCCTGCCGAGCAGGGTCGACGGCTGACCCGTAGCGAGAGAAGGCATCCAGAGATAGAAATTGTTCGTGTCCTTCAGGAGCATACACGCCTTCTCGGTCAGTCTGTTCATCAGCCATACGCCGTTCTGCGCGTAGACTGCGGGGAGAGAGTAATGGAGCGCGAAGATGTCGGCAACTCCGAGGACTCCCGACCCGCCCGCGCCCGCGACCTTCGCGGTGATGAGCGCGGCGTTCGAGAGAATCCCCTCCGGCTTTCCGATGCCGTCCCCGGTGATGAATCCCGTGCCTTCGAGTTTCCCTTGCTGTTCCGACGCGTCGAGACGGATTTCTTCTTCCAGATTGAAGGCGCTGTCGTCCAGCGACTTCTTCGACGCCTTATAGAGGGAATACATTTCCTGCGGTTCGAGTTTCTCCATTCCGAAGGCGATGCCCGTGGTCTCGGTCTTGGCCTCGTTCTCATACGTCCACTTCGCCGTGGACGCTCCCGTCTTCTTCGGGATTTCGATGAACGAAGCCGTTGTCGTCCTCACCCGTGCGTAGGAGCGCATCGGCGAGTAGAGAATGATGCCCTTGATAATCTCGCGCACGTATTCGCCGGGCGCGAGGTATCCGCCGAGGGTCTGGTCTCCGATTTGGAGAACCTTCACCTCGTCGGCGTTGAGGTTCTGCGGGCCTCTCCGGTTCATCTTCTCGAACGCCTTCATCTCGACGCTCGGGCCGTTTTCCTTGACGACGACCTGCGCCGGGACGGGCGGACGATTGAGTTTCGTCTGGATGTCGTCGATGTCCTTGCCGACCTTGCCCTTATACTCGTCGAAGTCGGCTCTGGTCAGCCGCCCCTTCTCGAAGTCCTCGAACTTCAGCCGGAGTTCACCGACGAGACCCGTGAGTGTTTTGATTTCTTGTTCCAAGTCTCGGTCTCCTTAAAGTGAATTTGAGATTCGTTCGCCGAGCGCTTTCAACTCGGACGCGAGGGCCGCGAGCGCCTTGTCTGTCGGCTCCGGCTCGGGTGGAGTGGTCTTCTCCGGCTCCATCTTTGCCAAGAGTGATTGTAACGCTACGATGGCCTCCTCTATTCGTCCTGCCGCTTTATCAGAGGCAGGTTCGAACGCGATGTATTTGATGTCCTGCTCCTTGAGCCACGCCTTCGCCTCGTCTACTGACCAGTCCTTCGCAGAAAAGCGTAACGCCTGCGGATGCGTCCACTCTCCGCTCTCGTCAGCGACGGACTTCAGTTTCGCCCAGATGACGCTCGCTGTCAAGGGGACGTTGACCGTGCCGTATATCAGCCCGCTCTGCGTGCGCTTGAACGAGTCCAGAGTGAACTCGTCGGGGTCGCGCAGGCGCACAGAGTGTTCGTTCGGGTAAGGCTTTGCCTCGGCGGGAATGGCGAGCAGGCCGTCAACGAACGGAGCGACCTCGTCCACGCTCTTGACGCCCGTGACCGAGGCGAGCGTGTTCATCGGGAACACGCACAGCGATATTTCCCAGAGACGAACTTCCTTCAGGCGACGGACGCTCTTTTCCCATTGCTCTTTGAGCGTTTCGTAGCCGATGCTCATACCCTTGATGGCTCCGAGTTTCATCAGCGAGTGCTTCTCGCGTGCGGCCTGAACATTCATATCCATCGTTCCCTGAACGAACAGGCCGTAGTCGTCTTCCTTGCCACCGATGACGCCGATGGGCGTATCGCTGAAGTGCGACCATAGCAAGGGGAGCGAGTCCTGCTCGGTGAGGGTCTTCGTGAACGCGCCGCGCTCCACGATGTCCCCTCCCCGGTCGACGTTGCCGAACACGGACGCGTATCCCGTGAACTCACCCGTGTCCTTGACGCTCTTGACCTCGAAACGAAAGTCCTTTCTAGGCATATCGTCCTCCTACTTTAGCACTTCGGGATACAACGCGCAGAGGCAGTTGATGACGTTGCCGGGGGAGGCGCTCGTCGGGTCGCCGGGATACATCATCGTCTCGCCGTCGACAACGAACGGGTCATCAAGGGGAATCGGGTTCGCCTCGTAGTCGTTGCTCGCCTTCTTATGCGCTTCCCTGCTCGTCTCCACGAAGGCGCAGAGCCATCCCTTGCCGTCCACGAACTCGGCCTCTTTGTAGCCTTCCAACTCTCCCCAGTTCTCGACCTTCGCCGTCTCTGTGCGCGAGATGCGCCGGGCCTTCCACGCGATGCCCTCGTCGATGCGCTCAGCAATGAACTCCGCCGTTGCCGTGACCGTCCAGTTCTCTGTCTCGGCCTGCTCCAGACTGTCCATCACTTCGCTCATCGTCGTGTCGGCTATCTTCGTGCCGCTATAAAGAATCATCTTCTTGAGTTTCGCGTCGTTCTTGCGCGTGAAGTTTATCACCTGACCGGGGTTCGCCTTCATACTTATTTCAGGCAGTTCGCCCTTCGTGGCGGCGAGTCCCATCTCCATCGCGCGCTCGCCTGCCTCGCGATAGAACGCGTAGGACTTGTCGAGCCATCTCTGCGCCTCGTCTTTAGGGCTGAACGTGATGCCGCCGCGTGCGTTCACGCTCGGCAGATTGCGAATATTCTTAACGATGCGTGCGCCCTGCTCGCGCAGGAACTTCTCTGCGATGGGCGTGAGACTGCGCTCACGAGCCTTGACGCGCAGTTCAAAGTGAGCCACTTTCGCTCCCTTGCGAACGGCGTCTGCCCAGAGTATCCCCTTGCCCTTCTTCGGAGGGATGGGAGGTTTCTTGCCTCCGCCGTCTTCCTCGGCCTGCCCTTCCGCCTGCGAGCCGTCTTCCTCGGCAGGCTCTTTGCCCTGCGCGAGCGCCTGTGCGCTTGCCGCATCAGAGTCGGCCTGCGCCTGCGCTTCGGCGTCGAGTTCTTCCTGAGTCGGCTCGGTCGGCGGGAGTCCGCCCTCGAATGGGACGAGGCCGACGGGGACCATTATCGCGTCTCCGCCGTCCACTTCATCGTATCCGCATTGAACGCGCTTCTCGTTCAGGGAGAGCCAGTAAGCCGAGGCGAGCCTCGTGTAGATTTGAGAACGGTCTTCCTGAAGCGCGTCGATGCTGTCCTTGTCGTAGGCCAGATACATTCCCTCGCCGAACAAGGGACACAGGAACGCGCTCATTTCGCTGAGATACCAGTCTAGCCACGGCAGGACGGTCTCCAGATAGAGCGCCTTGCGCGCCTCCTGATAGTTACTGTATGTCTTGTTCGCGCTGTCGCCGATGAGTTCCGGCGCTACTTTGAACACAGAACATATCTTGCGCGTGTTGACTTCGTCTGCCTTGAGCCAGTCCATATCCTTCGGGGAGAGGCCGAATTGCTTCCAGTCCGTTCCGCCTTCAAGCAAGAGCCAGTTCGAGTCGCCCTCGAGACCGTTTATCTGTGCGCGCACTTGCCGCCGCAGGCGCTTGAACTGCTCGTCGGAGAGCATCCCGTCGACCTTGAGCGCGCCGCGTGGCGTGGCGTCGTTCACGAGCAGGCGCGAGTTCCAGTCCTGAGCGAAGTTCTGAATGTCTATGCCCTTCGACGCTACTTCCAACGGCGACAGGCCATACCAGTCGTTCGTCGGGTGGAACCTTTTTAGGTGACGAATCTTATTCGCCTCCAGCGTCGTGACAGCGCCGTTCACGGTGTATTCATACCCGCCTATTAGTTCGGCGACGGTTCCCGGCACGACCTTTATTCGGTCGGGACGGAGCGTGTAGAGTTCTCTCGGCGGCCCGTTGTTAGGGCCGACGCGTTCGACGAAGGAATTGCCTGCGAGCAGTTCATATAGGCAGGCGGTCTCTGTGAATCTGGCTCCTCCCACTAGAGGGTTCGGTTGCTCCAGAATGTCCAGAATGGGATGCTGTTCAATCTCCTCATCCTCACCCTGCGCGTTGCCCTGATACAGTTCAATCGGGACTTGTCCGGCGGAGTTCGCAATGAGGTTCGCGCAGGCATAGACCGTCACGCAGTTCTGGTAGCCTGCCTCTGCCAGACGAGCGTAGTCCTTCGGCGTGTATATCGGCGCTTTCCCGCCCGTAGCCAAGAGAGCGCGATAGGTCTCGCTCTGCTTCCGAGATAGAATCCGTGTCGCAATGCGGTCGAGTATGTTCATCATAGACTCCTGATGCGCGGCCCGATGCCGGGCGCGGCGAACGCGTAGATGACGCTCTCGGCTCGGTCAGGCGAGCGAACGCCCTGCCGCTTCATCTCGTCCTTCGGGGTGATTTCTATTTGCCCTGACGAACGCACTTTATACGAACACGACGCTAACTGACTGGCGAGTTCCAAGTCGTTCGGCAGAGCCACTTCGCAGGCGAGCAAGCGCTCACGGAACCCCCAGTAGATTTCCGCCTTGCGATTCGCAAAGCGCTCGGGGTCGTTCGCCCTGCCGCCGCCGTGTATCTCGCTAACTTCCTTGCCGAGTTCCCTGAGCCTGTCGACAACGCCCGCGCCTAATCCATCCGCGTCGACCTTGACATCGCTCGGCTTATGCTCCTTGATGGCGAGTGCGACTTGGCCTGTCGTTGTCATCAGGTCTGCGCCTCGGCACGTCCAGAGCATCTCGACGCCGTCGCCCTTACGCAGGGTGATGCTACTCTCGTCGTCGCCGAAGCGAGCGACATCAACGCCGAGTTCGACAGGCTTATGGCGCGTCGGGGATTGCTTCATTGCTAACTGGACGGCCCCGAACGGGAACACGCTATTCAGTCCCTCGAACGCTGACCAGTCGCCCTCGATAAGGCGCTTCTGCCAGTCCTCGGGGAACACTTCGCGCAGGCGCTCAACGTATCCCGGCGCGAGACAGGGATTGTCCTTCGGCAAGGCAGGGACGAACAGGTGATTCGGAAGTTTCTGGTCGATGAATCTGCGCTTGAGCCATCCCGGGTCGGGATTGCTTGCGAGCAGGCCGAAGTAGCGAATCCCCGGCAGGCGGATACGCAGGCGGCTCGCGAGCATCAGGAAGAACGCCTCGCTCGTCTCGCTCGCCTCGTCAATAGCAAAGAACCCTAGTTCCATACTCTTGAGCCTGTCTATCTGCTTCAGGTCGTCGCCCAGTCCGCCATAGAATATCGTTGACCCGTTCTTGAGCGTGTAGAACTTGCGACTCTGATTATGCCGCGCCACTTGTCCCGAGCGCAGGAGCAGGTCTTCTAGAACAATTCCCGTCGTGCGCTGGAACGACGCATAGGTGTCTCGGCAGACGTAGCCTCGATTGCCGGGATAGTCAATCGAGAGAGCCGTGCTTTCAGCGCAGAGCGCGAACGTCTTGCCGCCGCCCATCGCTCCCCCGAATAGTTTATACATCTCGGGAGCGGCGTGGAACACGGCCTGCCGCGCCGTCGCCTCGTAGACGAGCCCTTCCATTACCCTTCGCTCCCGCGCTCATCAGACGAACAGAATGAGCCGCGAACTCCCGGCCTTACGGAGGAGCCGGGCGTGCGAACTTTCAGAAGAACCGGGTCTTCGGAGAAGTTCTGCCGTCTTCGAACAGAATCCCCAGAACTCGTCAGAATAGAGCGCGAGTTCTGCGTCTTCGGACGAGTTCTCCCTGCTTCGGCAGAATCCCTGCGAATCCCCAGAACATCGCCCGTCTTCGGAGAAGTTCTGTCTCTTCGCACGCGAATAGGCAGAACTTGCCCGTCTTCGACCGGGATGATGAGCGGCACAGGCGGGTAGGGCAGGCGCAGGCGGAAGGGCGTGTCCCCCGGCAGGCACAGGCAGAGCCATAGGAGCAGGGCGGCGGTCACGCCTGTTCCTCCTCAAAATGGCCTACTTTCGGCCCTGTGCGAGGCGAACGGCCCCTAGCCTGCCACTTCATCCGCCCTCCTCCTCATCCGGCCCGCCCTGCTCGTTTCCCGGCCCCTCTCCCCCATCAGGGCGCGGCATCAGGAACACGACCTGCCCGCTGACCTTCGCCGCCACTTCCCCGGCGTGGTCGATGTCGTGCCTGTCGCGCCATCTGTCCCTCTGCCTGTTCTTGAGCCAGAAGATACACGCCGTCACATCGCCGTTCAGGGCGCGCTTGTAGAGCGCCTGAGTGACTAGGCCATCGGCCTTAGTCTTGCCTCGTTTTAGGACGTCCAGAAACTCGGGGTGGATGCCCTTGTAGACGGCGAGCGTTGCCCGGCTTATGCCTATGAAGTCGGCTATCTCATCTTCGGTCAGGCCATAGCCTGCGAGCGTCTCGACCTTCTCGAGGTCTATGCTCGGATACTTGCTCGGTCGGCCTGTCTTCACGTGTTCTCCAGAACGAACAGGATGGCGCAGGCGGCGGCGATGGCTAGGAACAAGAGCGCCCAGAGTCCGAGAGCCGTGCGGCGTGTCATTACTTTATTTTCCAGATAGTCTTCTCGTGCTTATGCGCGACAGGATTATAGACATAGCGCACGTCGCCGTCCAGAACTCTCTTGGGCATCAGCACGCCCTGAAAGTATTTCAGCGGCCCGCGTGCGCTTCTCAGGTCGTTCCACGTGACGCGCAGTTTATCCTTCCACGTGTAGTGACGCATCATCACGCTCTTGATACCCGTGTTCATACACATAGACTGGATAGGGACTTTACCTGCCCATTCTGGTATCCCGTCTGCGGCGCTCCATTCCCTGAGCGTGTCGCCTGCGTCATAAGCCTTCTTGGCCTCAACGACGACGTTCGTGGCGTTCTCGCGTTGCCAGTTCCCGAACACGGGGTCGTCGGGAGCGATTCCACAGCAACATCCGTAGTCGTTCAGTTCCTTCCACGTCGGGTCGCTGACGCCGAATGCCATCCCGTTCTTCTTCGTGCGCTCGTGACAGGCCAGAAAGAGTTCTTCCGTCCACGCCTTACTCGGCCTGATACACGCGCCGTAGCGCGGCGTTATCTCCCGGTAAATCTTCTGGAGGGGAAAACCCGTGAGCGACTCCAGTTCGTGCCAGTGAAACATATCGTGAGGCTCTAACTTGCCCGGCACGAACAGCACTTCCATCGAGACAGCGCGTGCGCCTGCGTCGGCGGCCTTGTCAATCAGGTCTCTCCAGACGTGCTTCTTTCGGGCCGTGGAGTCGGAGATGCCGGGAATGGCGGGCCTGAAGCGCAGACTCGTGCTGACTCCCCGGTCAGAGAGCGCTTTCATCGTGGCGAAGCGCTCCTTGCTCGACGGCGCGTATCTGTCCACTTTGGCGAGCAGTTCGTCATCGGTCGTTATCAGGCTGAACGCTACCCAGACCAAATCAGGCTTACTCCACGCATCCAGATAGTCAGGGAGCATAAGCAATTTCCCCTTCGTCGAGACGCGTATCGGCTGATGGTATTTTTCTAGGAGCGCAGGCAGTCCGAGCGCCCATCCCTGATTACGCTCAATATTGTCGAACGGGTCTGTGAGCGCGCCCATCTGGAGGGGACACGGTTGCTTCTGGTCGCGCTTGAGCGCCTTCCAGAACGCCTTGACCTTCTCGTCCTTGCTATCACCTATTAGCACGTGTTCTAGGCGATTGAGCCGCGTCTGCCCTACTTCAGTATGCCCGTGACCGCCCAGAAAATTAGAGAAGCAATACAGACACTTGAACGAGCAGACCGAGTGACTATCCAGAGCCACGGGCAGGGCGCAGTCGAACCCGTCGGCGGTCAGCCTGATGCCGTCATAGGGACGGAGCGGCTTACGCACGGGCGCGCAATGAGTCTTGTCGGCACACGTGTTACAGTCCTTACATACGCCGCCCGCCTTCTGGTATCGCAGAGAGGCGACAGGCTTACTTGCCATTCTTCATAGCCTTGAGCAGGAGAGCGGGGTCGCAGTCGCGAGAGCCGTCTGCCGTGTAGAATTTCTTGGCCTTATCGAACGCGTCTCTGTCCTCGAACCTGAATATCAGCACGAGATACTGGTCAAGTCCGCCGGGGTTCTCGCGCTTGAACTTCTCCTCGATGGCCTTCAGTTCGTCAATGCTCTTGTCGATGTCCGGCTTTACCCACGTGACCAGTCCCTCTATCTCGTCCAGATTGAACCCGGTCACTTCAACGTCGAACGCGCCGTCGTCTAGTTCTGCGAGGGCGTCTTTGAGCAGGGGAAAGTTCCAGTCGCTCATCTCGGCGAGCCTGTTACTGGCGATGTTATAGGCGAGCGCCTCTTTCTCGCTCTTGAACGGGAAGATTATCGTGGGAATGTTCTTGAGTCCCGCGGCCCGCGCCTCTGTGACGCGCTGATGGCCTGCCACTATCTCAAGCGAGCCGTCCTTCTTGCGCCACGCGATGACGGGTTCCACGAACCCGAAACGCTCGATGGACTTTTTTAACCTGCCTGCGGCCTTCTCTGTGAGTATGCGCGGGTTCGCCGGGTTCGGGGTCAGGTCGTTTATGCCGACCGTCTCCATCTTCATCTCGCGCTTTGCCATCACTCGCCTCCCCCAATGGCGTCAGCGATGGCGTCCCCTCGGGTGTCCTTTGACGAGCGCGCCGCACAGCGAGCGAGCAGATTAGTAGTCCTGACGAGTTGCTTCAGGAGTTCGCCCTGCGCCACTTGCCCTTCGGCTATCTTCTGGCTAAGCACCTCTGTGCGAACCGCCGTTGCCGCCGTGAGCGCCTGCGTCTTGATAATATCGCTCATCGCGGGTTGCTGAATACACGGGGTATGCGGCTCTCGCGGTTCCGTAACGGCCTGCGCCCTGAGTTCGGCCTTCTCTTTGCGCCATCCCAGAGTCTTGACGATGAACAGAATGACAACGGCGACGGCGAGTGTTAGGGACGCCTCTCCTATCCATTGCGGAATCACTTGCCCGGCTCCATCGGACTCGGGATGTCCGCCTCGTGGACGTTCTCCCTCACGATAATATAGAGCCACGCGAGCGCTCCGCCTGCGCCTAGAACGGTCTTCAAGAGTTTCCGGCAGTTACGGGCGCTCATTCCCCCGTCGTGCGTGCGCTCCCATCGCTTGAGAAGAACATTCCAGACCAGAAGTTTATGCGGCTTTTTCTTCAGGCCCGTGAGTAGGCCCAGACCTGCCACGATAGCGGCGATGATGTCTTTCGGGTTCATCCTTTGCTCCCCGGCGGGTATAGCCATACCACTTCGCGGTCAAGGTCGCGAGCGATGTCGAGGTGAACGAAATTCGCGCCGATTCCGATGCGGTCGAATCCCGAAAGGAACGCGGCGCGGAGCAGGCTATACCTGTGCCGTGCGAATAGTATAGGAATATCTACGGCCTGTGAGGACTTTAGGAAAGGGATGGTCAGGTGAGCCGAGCGCTCTTTGCCTCCGACCTGCGCGTTATGCTTCGAGCATCGGCAGACGGAAGTGAACGAGATAGGCCCAAACACGGCTCGGGTCGTCTCTAAGCGCCGGAAAAGAGCCGGGTCTACCTCGGCGAGCCCACAGCACGGGCAGGCGACATTAGGCTCCGTCTCCTTGAAATGCTCGGTAGGCATTCCGAGTCAGTTATCAGGCGGGAACGGACGGCTTGACCTTGAAAATGACGCCGATGATGACGGCGAGGATGGCGTTGATGATGCCGGGGTCGAGAGGTAGGACGACGCCCGCTTCGGGCAGAGCCGCGAATACGGCGGCGAGTATGGCGAGCCAGAACTTCGGGTCTGTCCACTTTCCGGCCTGTGCCTTCATACGGAGTTTGTCGGCCTTCGCTTCCTGCTGAATGTAGAGAGCGGCGGCTCCCAAGAACGCGACGAGGCCCGAGACGTTCAGCGCGAGGCCGAACTGCGTGCCGATAGTCGTGCCGATGGCTCCGACGACGGCGAGGATGGCGATGATAAGTTTTCTTGACATAGCGACCTCCTAGTAGTGTCAGATGTAGTGCTAAACACTACTAGGGCTACTACTTCTTGCGTGGCGTGTCAAGTAATTTCTGCGCCTCTCCCTGTCGCGTAACTTCTCCCCACGAGTGTGCGTGCCGCTCAGCGCGCTCGATGATGCGTAGCAAGAGCAGGGCGGCGAGCGTCGCCGCTAACGCCGCCGCCACTACTCGTCTTAAATATGACGCTCCACTATGCGTATGCGAAGGCACGGCGCTTCCCCGTCTAGGGCATAGAACTTTTCGACGTGAGCGTCGACGACTCGGGCGTCGTCAGGCCACGCTACGCCGTTCAAGGCGTCACAGACAATCTTCCCGACGTTGTCCCAGTCGGGCCGCACAGGACAGTATCGCTGGAACGTCAGTTCGCGCTCGATAGCCTCCACTTCGCCCGTCTTCCAGACGGCCTTGCCCGTGGAGAGTTCCTTAGCCTTCATCGCTTCTAGCCGTTTTATGAGCGACGCCCTGCGTGCGATAATTTTTTTAGGCGGCGGGTAGAGGGCGTCGACCGATAGAAACACATACGATTCAGGGAGCGCCTGCCAGTCTGGATATCCGCTCGAGAAGGCCGACCGGATGACGGCCTCATAGGTCATAGTCTTGCGCGGCGTCCTGTGCGTAACGAACGCCCGGCCCGCCTTCGTTGTGACGCGGCCTGAGATGGCGCGGCCCTTTCCTTCCGGCTTTCCGGTTATGACGACCTCCGCCCATCTTTCTTTTTTGGAGAGCGGGCCGCTCTTTTGCCGCCCCAAGTTCAGGAGGTTGATATAGGCTTCGCCCATCCTGCTCATTTCGCCCTCCTCCCGAACTGCGTGGACTTCACGAAGTCCTTCTCGTTGACGAATACCTGCCGCTCGCACGTCGGCAAGTTCGGCGAGTTCTTATGCCATCCCCAGTCTCCGATGGCGAGGGCGATGCGCGCCGTAATGAGCAGGTCGTCCTTCTCGGAGATGAGCAGAACGAGGCCGTCCACGTCTTTGAGAGCATAAAGCACGGCGGCATTCAGCCCCCATCCGTGGCGCTTGTTAAAGAAGTTCTTCTGCTCCACTTTCTTCTGGTAGACAACGCCCTCTGCGTGGTCGTAGACCTGCCCGATTTTTCTGATGCGGCCCTTCTCCGCCGCGAGTTCCAGATATACCCATCCGTTCTTATCAACGGACATATGATTGCCGTCGACTACGGCGTTTAGCGCACGCCGCACGCGGTCAAGTGATTCACTCATCGTTCTCACTATTTCCTTTCAAGTTTAGTTCTTCGTTGATTTGAATGGCGCGTGCCTCACGAGCCATATCCCCGATTATGGCGGACAGGTCTTTCGCTCTGTCGCACTCGGCCTGCTCGTCCAAGAATTGTTCGTCGTAGTCCTGCGGCTCCTCCGCCCTGCCGTCCGGCCTGCGAAACTCCACGTTCTTCATCGGGTGTCCCACGCGGCGCATATAGTCAGCGTGCCGTTGATAGAGCGCCCGGCCCTTCGCGCAGTCACAGTAGCCTGCCACGTAGTATCCGTCTTTGTCGACGTAGGGAACGAACCCTTCCGCGCAGAACCCGCAGGAGTGCTTCGCGTCGAGACTGTCGGGGTCGGGCTGATGCGTCTGCTGAATAACATAACTGACGGCATCGTTCCACTCGGCTATGAGCGGGAAGCGCTGATACGTATGCGTCTCAATGAGCCGCGTGGCGGCACGGCGCAGTTCGCCGGGCAGATGACGCGCCATATGGCGATAGTATATATCTACCTGCCCTTCATCCGGCGGGCTGAATACCTCAGCGACCTCTGCTAGTATCTTGTCAAACTCGGCCCGGTCAATACTCACTTTGTCCCTCCCTCGATAACGACGACGCCCGCCTTCTCCGTTAGAATAAGAGAGCGGCCCTTAGTGGCGCAGATTCCGAAGATAGAGGCGGACTTGTCCCCTGCTCGCCGAATAGACCAGAATACCGGAGCCTCGTCGTCTTGCTTCTGGATGAGCGTTAGGGTATCCCGAGCGTAGAGCGACACGCCCTTCGGAAAGCGTATCCTATGCGTTCTCACGGAATCCCTCCTGCGCCTTCAGGCGCTTCCGTTCCAGAGCCGCCGCTTCCTGAGCCATCCCACGCGCCCGGCGCTCGGCCTTCTGCCGTGCCGCCTTGAGGCGCTTCCGCCTGCGCTTGCTCGGGAAGGCCAGTCGTTGCGCGTGCTCGTCCTGCTTCACCCGACCTTGAGCGACTTTCGGCTCAAGGTTAGGTTTTTCCTCGGGGGGAGGCGTGTTCATCGGGGGGACGACCTGCCCGGCCTGCGCCTCCGCAGGCGCGGGCGCGACGGCCTGCGCCCTGCCCTTGATGAGTCCCTTCAGCCACGTGAGTATCTTCATTCCTTCTCTCCTTTCGCCCGGCGCATCCAGTCGGGACGGGCCGTCGGCCTGACGCCGCGCACGTCTCCGCCCTTATCTTGGTCTCGCCTGAGCCATCTGTTTATGAACGCTCCGTAGTGAGTCCTCCGCTTCGTCGGGTTCGCGTCAAAGTATGCCGCCATTCTCTTGAGCGCGTTGACGACGTTCACGGCAGGATAGACGTCCGACCAGAACTTTTTTTGTTCTTCCGTGATTCCCTCCCAGACCTTCTTTGTGAAATTAAATACGATTCCGGTCGGCTCCTTCGTCGCTTCGGCGGAGGGAGCCGACGAGCGCGAAGCGCGGCGCTCACCTACTACTTCTACTTCTTCTTCTAAATCTACATCTAAATCTAAATCTGTGCGTGTAACGGACTCTGGTAAAGAGTTACACTTTTTAGCGCCTGCGTTATCGCCTTCCAGACTGCCCTGCGGCCCCTGATGGCCTGCTATTCTGTAACTTTTAGTTACAGATTTGACACGGTAACGGCGCTGTCGCTGATACTCGCTCTGGTATTTCTTCCAGTTGACGACCGCTATCGTGTTGCCTGACCCTATTTTTATCCTGTCCGTCTCGACGAGCCGGGCCTTCGCCGCCTGCCACGTGTCCATATCGACGTGGAACATCCGGCATATCTGCTCGTCCATTAATCCGATGCCCTCGGATATTTTTATTTCCCCGTCGTAGCCGAACCCGCCGCTCCCCGCGAGCGTGAGTAGGTCAATCCATACGCCGCGCAACGTCGGGGTCTCGTTGCGGAGCGTCCCCTTCATCCATCGGTCGCAGTAAATCTTTATCCACGTGCGGCTCATAGCGATTCGCCTGCCGTTCTCTTGAGCGAGTTCTTCAATTGACAGATAGCCCGATGCGTCAAGCCGAACTCCTCGCATCTCCGACCGCACTTCGCGCAGATGACAACGGGGTCGTTCGGGCCGCTCTCGATGGAGCCGGGATACCTCGGAGCGACTGTCTCTGTCGGCGCCAGACAGCAATCGCTTACCCAGAAAGTCTTATCGTTTTTACGTGTTCGTGATGCCAAGACGTGCCTCCCTTCCTGTGTCTTTTAGATTGCCTTAGACTTCCCTTCCGACCGCCAGAAAGTCCGGAGAGGGGAGGGAGGCCGTCCTCCCTCCCCGTGGTCGTGCGTCCCCGGAACTGGAGAAAAAAAATGATGGAAGGGAACCCGTTCTAGAACGGGATATCATCCTCGCCGGGAGGCGGGACGTCCTCGTCCGGCGCGGACTGCGAAACGATGTCCTGAATGCGCGCCCGCGTCTTGCTCGGGTCGCGCTTGTCGGCCTCGTGAGCGATGCGCGCCTTGAAGCGCTTGCCGACCATATCGACGCTGTCCGGCGGCTCGATGTTCCCGTCCGGTTTCATAACGCCGCCCGTGGCGAGTAGGAGGTCTTTGTAGCGCTTCTCGTGCGTGAAGAACGCCTCCCGGTGCTTGAGCGTGCGGCCCGTCTCTGAATCGCGGGCGCTGAACGGGACGAGGAGATAAAGAGTTTCCCGCTCGGCCCCGGTCTTCCTGTCGTTATAGGTCTTCCGGCGCTGTTCGGGTTCGTCGACCACTTTGAAGTCGTAGTGGCCTTCGGGGATGATGTCGGGCGTGTAGTCTGGTAGTCTCATCAGAATGCCTCCTTCTCTGTCTGTTTATCGGACTCGGCGGGATTTGTCAAGGCCTCGATTTTCCGCAG